ACTAAACTGTGATTGTACTTTAGATGTAACATCGTCAGCCATTTGATTAAATAAACCTTGTGAGTAAGGATTAGTAGTAGGTGATAAAAAATCTCCAGCTAGTGTTTGTTGTGCAAGGTTTTGTGATTGATTTAATAATGGATTACCAGCTACAGCTCTTGCAGTTGCTAAATCTAGTGCAGCTTGTGTTTCTGCTGCTGGAGCTACAAATGTATTATTTGGGAAAAAATTTGGTAAATCAGACTCAAATAAATCTTGGCTGTAATCAATCGCTTGTGTCAGATATGGTCTTATAAACTCTGATGGTTCAGCAGATGATGTTGTTGTTACATTTTGTGGTGATGATCCTTTTGACATTTTATATTTCCTTTTTTAGTAAATATGCTTTTATTTTATATCCTTTTAATTTTCTCACCCAGCCTTTTCTTCCAGCTACTTCGAGGTGAGTACAATTTTGTTGTTTTGCAAATTTTTCTATTATTTCTTGTATTCTTTCTAACCAATTATCTAGGTTGTTACCTCCAGCCAAAAAGTATCGTAAGACTTTAGACTGAGGATATTGTGCTATTTCAGTTACAACAGCACTTTCTACTTTGTTATTATTCCAACTAATAAATAGTTGCATACGATTATTAGACAATCCGTACAGTATGTCTTTGATACTATAAGTTTCGTCTAATGCTTTCTCTAATAATGGAGCTATTTGACTCCATATACGATCAACATCTTCACTAGGTACTCTAGTGACTACATTATCCAATGACACAGTATGATAAGTTTTGGTCTGCGTTTGTTGAACTTGCATGAGTTAATGTTGCACTCCCACTTGCTCTTGCAGAAACATGAAGTCCATTAAGAGCTGTGCTACCATTTGCAGTTGTTGGCATGAACAATATTATTGAATTTCCACCTATTCTTGCATCTGTAAGCGTAGTTGTAGTTTGACTTGCTCTTAATGTTACTGTTCCTGTGCTATTTAATTTACCATTAATTGTATTGTTTAATGATGTTGAAACTAGTCTTAAATGTTGTCCAGTGTCAGGTATTGACAATGGAACTGTAGGAAACTGATTATCTGCCACCTTCAGGTCTCGCTTGTATATCTACACCACTAAGGGTATTAAAGTTTCCTGTTACACTAACCCTTATGCGATGATACCTTGAGGTAGATCGTAAAGGACAAGTGCCAGTATCATTAGTATC